TGCTCGTTATCCGTACCGGCAAGCCCGGCCATGGCAAGACCCTGAACACCATCCGTGAAGTGGACCAGAAGGCCCACGCCGAAGGCCGTGTCGTCTACTACCACAACATCAACGGCCTCAAGCCCGATCAGCTGCAAGCGCAGTGGTTCGAGTTCGAAGATCCCGAGAAGTGGTTCGAGCTGCCGAACGACTCGATCATCGTCGTCGACGAAGCGCAGGGGTGGTTCGGCTCACGCGATCCCAGGGCGCGGCCACCGGAGCACATCACCCGCTTCGAGACCATGCGCCACCAGGGCCACGAAGTGCACCTCGTCACCCAGGACCCGCGTTATCTCGATGTGCACCTGCGGCGGCTGTGCAACACGCACATTCACTACTGGCGCGTCTTCAAGTCCGCCCAGCTGCTGCGCTTCGAGTCGGAAGTGGTGGTGGAAAAGGTCGAGCTGAAAACCAGCTTCAAGGATGCCGACAAGAAGTCGCTGCGCCTGGATAAGCGCTACTTCGGTGCCTACACCAGCACCAACGCCAAGCACCACTTCCAGGCCAAGGTGCCGACCAAGTTCATCTTGGCCATCTGCGTGCTGATCGGTGCGGGCATCCTCGTCTACCGCGCCTATGAGCGCTACAACGCGGAACAAACCGCGCTCGAAGCGACCAGCAGCGCGCCGGCCGGGAGCATGGTCGATCAGGTGCGCGATACGGTCGGCGCCTTCATCAAGCCGGTGGGCGATACGAAGACCGATGCGCCTGAGAGTGTCGCCAGCTACATCGGGCGGCGCGTGCCTAGGGTGCCGCAGGTCCCATCCTCGGCGCCGATCTATGACGAGCTGACGCGGCCCGTGTCGTTTCCTCGGCTCTACTGCATGTCCAGCACGGCCCCTGCGACCTATGCCCGCCAGTTCGGGCGAATGGCGCATGCCGTAGTCAACGGAACACCCACCGTCTGCCAGTGCTACACGCAGCAGAGCACGAGGGTTGAAACCGACTTTGCCTTCTGCATGCGCGTGGTCGAAAACGGCTTCTTCGATCCGACCCTGCCTGATCGATCCGCCGGCGAGCGAACCCAGCAAGTCCAGAACAGCCCGCCTCCTTCGATGCAGGCGGCACGTCCGGTCGCAACGCAGCCAGCCGGTGGCACGAACATGACTGTCGTGCCGTACCAGAAAGGGCAGTTCCTGTGGTGATGACCGTCAGCGCGCGTGCGCTCCGCGCTCTGCACGCACGGCGAGGCACGAGCCGGCGTGCAAACGCGCGCGCTGACGTCCCTGTAACACGTCAGATAAACCCAACTGAACAGTGTCAATTCGTTGCAATTTGGAGCAGAAGAGAATGAGCGTTAAAGACCAAATTCGTGTTGATCCGAACTTTCAGGAAACCCCAACCGGGCGACTGTTCTTCGATAGTCATTCGGCCAAGCTGACTGACCTGTCGGGCGTTCGCTTGCTGCGTTGCGGCGTCGAT